TGCGGGGCGGATCTGTGCAGCGGTCGCTTCTTCGGGGTCGACCCCAAACAGATTCACCACGCTCAACGACGCAGGAGCGGAAGATAAGGCCAACGGCCATCTGACTCTGCCGGTCGGGTCAACTATCACTTTGGGTGACACGACCAACGGCCATTTCTATTTCGGTGGCTACGCTGGAACTGCCGGCAGTGTGTATGCGTGGAAGCTTGGCGTCGATGAGTCTGGAGATTTCTTCGTGCCGTTCGAGGCATTGAAGATGCCTGGGGGAATGATTCCCACATCGGTAGCGACTGGTGGTGGCTATGTGTGGGTCCGTGGCTATCGGGCGGAAGGCTCGAGTCAGGGTCAAGCTGTTGTTCTTCAGTGTGTGCCTGACGGATCGGGCTCTCTCGTGGCGACAACTCTCGTCGAGCTAGCTGCTATTGGAACGGCTGCCGATCATCAAGTCGGTGCTATGTGCTCTTATGAAGACCTCATGCTGTTCGGCTGGAAAACAATGACAGCAGCTAAAGCTGGTGTTGGTGCCGTCTCATTGACGACCGGCGGATATGCCAAGTGGTATCAGGCGTCACTCGATGGTGATGTGAGTTCGATTGCTGTGTGGAAAGGTCTCCCAGTTTTCGCTGTTAAGGGTCGAGGTATTTATCGGGTGAACAGTGCAGCCTTTGAGACTGCAGGCACCCTGGAGACATCTCTTTTCGATGGTGCGTCCGCTCTATTCAAAATCTGGGATGACGTTTCTCTGACTATGGATCCGTTGACATCGGGCGAGTCGATCACTGCATCTGTGACAGTGGACTCGGGAGCTACTTTCACAGCTCTGGCGAACGGTTCAGTATCTGAGTCATTGAAGTCTCACACGGTAGCGATTTCTAAGCAGGCGAAAGAGCTTGGATTGAAACTCGTGTTTGTTGGCAGCGGCTCTGGGGATTGCGCTTTAACGTTCTTGTCTACCCGTTTCCACCCGCTGGGTTTAGCAGACACACTGGTTCAGATCCCGGTGGATTGTGGCGATCAGCTAAAGGGATTGAACGGTGCTCCTCTGCCTGAGAATGGTGAAGGTAAGGGTGTGCTCAGAGCACGCACTTTACAGAATCTGGTTCAGACACGGGTGAGGTTCCAGGACATTGATTGGCATGTCACAGGAGCCACTGAGAGCTACGAGGTGGAGTCTTGTGAGATAGAGGCTATATCGCTGTACGAGCCCTCTAGGAGCGGCTCTGCGCTCCGTATGATCGCTAAATTGACTCTTCGAAAAGTCGGAAGATAGTTAACACTTTTAGGGGTTAAGAATGGAGGATTTAATGACTATTCAGGTTAAAAGTAGGCAAGTAGGATGGAAGAGCGTCATCGAAAAATCGGTGAGCACATTCGTCCAGACATTCCTGTCGATCTTTATGTTAGCCGATTTATCTTCAGCCAAAGGGGCGCTCACAGCGGCACTTGCGGCCGGGCTTTCCGTGTTGAAGAATGCCACCAAAGACTGGAACGAGAAAGTCAATGCGTAAAAAAGCGACGAAAAAAACGACTAAGAAGAAAGCCAAGAAGAAAACAAGCGGCTACTGACCATGCCTGAAGACGATATTCCGAATGATTTCCGACAGGTTCGTATAAGCCGTCTTACTTTGGGCCTCATCATGAGCGTGGCAACTATAAGCGGAATCGTAGTCTGGAACGCTGCCCAAGTCAGTAACAAAATTACGTCTATTTCTGTCGATTTAGAAAAAGTTCAGTCACAAATGGAGGAGTATGGTGAGCCTGACGCTCAGGTCCTCACACGTCTCGATTCGATAGAACGGTTGGTTGAAGACTTCGATATCAAAGCGATCGAGAATCGCCTAGTCAACCTTGACCGTGGCATGGTCCTCTATACGACTTTCTTAGATGAGATTGATCGCAGCGGTGAGCAACTCAGGTGGGAACTCGATGACCTCTGGCACAGAACCGAAGCCTTCGAGGATGCGTGCCGCACCAAGACATGGTGCGAAGAAGAGCTAGATGATTGGTTTAGAAATTGAAAATTTGCCCGAGTTGCAAAAAGTTTGGTGATGGTGGCATTTGGTGCCCTCACTGCAACATGGCCTACGACGTTGAAGAGGCCCGACGTATTCTGAACTCAATAAAAACTAAAGGATTCACCGGCGCTAGCTCGGTGAACCCAAAGGTGGAAAAATTTAATGCAACTGGGGATCCCTCGGTGTTTGCCAAACCCGGTGCTCCCGACTACCAGGGCTAACACTCCTGCTAGGACAGTGGCTGCCATACTCGCTGGTTGGGAATTAGCAGCGGTGCTCTCTGGCATGCTCCCTACGATCTCGGCAACATGGTGGAAGTATCGTGATCACCATATTGGCCGAGTCGTCTTGGGAGTTCTGTGGTCTTATTTGACGTGGCATCTGTGGACTCAGAAATCCAGTCCAGCTTCTCGAACTGCCTGAGCGGCCGAGTCGGGACGGGTCTGCAAGTACCTCTCGGTAACGCCAACGTCTGAGTGGCGCATGGCATTTTTGAGTTGGTAAATGTCTACCTTCTCGAACAGCAATCCAGCGAACGTGCGACGCATATCGTGCGGGGCGAAGTTGATGCTCGTCCGCTGTGATGCTCTCGCACAAACCGATGCGATTGTGGTTGGTGAGACCGTATCTTTACTCCACCTTGTAGCCGTCGCTCGTGTGCCGTTCCAAGTACCAGTAGAGGGATCATACACACCTTGATTTTTAATTGCTGGGATCAAACATTCGTCGTGCGGTTTACGGCCGAGGTCGACAGTGCACTGTGCGTGCCAGTCGGCAAGATAGCCGAAGGTGTTTGCTGAGATCGATACCGTTGCCATCTTGTCGCCCTTACCTATGAGGCTTATTTCTTTGTGATCAAAGTTCACGTCTTTCCAACGTAGGTTCGCTAGTTCCGCTTTGCGTAGCCCAGCAGTGAACCCGAGCCGTAAGCAAATGTTGTCTCTTGCCCCCATAGGAGTATCTAGATCGACAGATGCGAGAACCTCATTGACTTGCTCTCGAGTTAGCCAGTTGTTTTGTACGACCGGCCGGATACCTCCACGAATATGTCGGTTCAGGTGTTTGGCCGGATTGGTTTTCACCCAACCCGCATATTCGGCGTAGTCAAAGAAACCTTTAAAGCGGACTCGACGTGTCCTTAGGGTGCTGCTCGCTGGCGGTTGGCCCTTCCGTTTACCTGACACACACACGGTGAAACATGCATCGAGTATCTCTTGCTCGGTCACCGTATTTATTTCTCGATTTCTGCCTAAACACCGGATGGTAGACTTATAACCCTTCAGGGATCCCTCTTTCGAGATCCCTGATTTTGGGTCATTAGCGTAGATCTGAAACCCTTGACTGATCAGCATAGTAAAGCTCCTCGGTAACATTTATACCCCGTGTTTTATGGAGTATACACGAATTGTCTAGTTTACAGAGGGTTATCAGTCAACCTTGCGATCTACAGAGATCAACTACCCTCTAAGAACTAGTATACCTTAGTTTACAATTAGCCATTGTCAATCTTCGTCATCAAGATCGAAGAACGGGATATCTAACTCGTCTTCGGGTTCATAATTCTCGTCGTAGTATGCAGCGCACAGCGGCTGGTGCTGGACCATCGGTAGAGGACCTAACTGTAGTTCGTTGATGATGATCTGAGGACCGCAAATACATTTGCCGTCCGCATCGCACGTATGAACAAACTGCTCATCAGGGATCCGATGAACGGAAGTAAGTTCACCCTCTCTACCTAATGTCATCATCGTGGTGAAGCCAAGCTCCACAGGATCTCCCTGATTAGTGAATCCCTCCATCAGAGGATCGTGTATAGATCTGTGCGGCGTCCATCATTTCTGGTACGGCCACGAAACAGTGCATCGATTTCTGTCTCGGACAGAATGTCGTGGCTGGCCTGAATCAGGCCCAACACGATCTTACGATGGTAGTACGGGTCATGTCGGAAATCATCGACCTCTAAAGCGAAGTAATGATAAGAGCACCATTGGCCATCGTATTTCGAAGTCTGCCGACACCGGCCCCAACTAGTTAAAGTCTGACAACTGCTCTTTGAGAATGCCACGAGCCCTCCGCCATAATTTGTGAACATAGGATCGAGAGATGTCGAGCATCTTTGCTGCCTCAACCTTTGTATAGCCTCCCCAAATGAGTAGCTCGACGACGGCTCGCTCTAATTCTGGGAGCGCTTCGACAGCATCTATAAGCCCGTCCTGGCTTTCTTTTGCTTCAGCTTCAATAGAAGCTTTGCGAGCTAAGTTTTCTGGGTCTACCGGAATCTCACGAGCCACTGCCGACGAGTGCCCTTACGGCAACACATAGGTCATGCTTGCTCCCGCTGTTTTCGACAACATGATCAAAGTCATAATCGTCGAGGGCGCATTCGGTTGGATGGTCTAGTCGTGGAACGTCTGCACGGTCTATGCGTATCAGAATTCCGCCTGCTTCACGGATAGCGTTTGCTTCATTGGGGAATCGAACGTCGGTAATGACAACGTTCTGTCCGTCTGACACATAATCTTTAACACGACACATTACTGGTTGAACAAAAATTTGTGGGCCGATTAGCTCTCGTGTACCGCCACCGAGTTCTTGGAGCAAGCGGCGAACTTCAGCTATTTCCGTTTTTGCTCCGTCCCAACCTAGACGCTCAACAGCGTCAGATAGTCGAAGTCCGAAGTCATTCACGTACGGGTCAATGCGGCCAGCTAGTGCTCTAACGTTGTCGGCGAAAGCTATGCGGCGAGCATCAAGCCCGGCCGCTGCTGTGTCTTTACCAACTTGTGCTCGACACCCAAGTCCGATTAGTTTTCCGTGCATGCTAAACCGTTCCTGTCTCTCCACCTAAGCACTCAGAGTTTTTCCAGGCTTGACTCGTCAACATTGACAATGCTATCTCAGGAATGTCTTTCTCGTCGCTAATTCGGCTGAAATTTGAGAGATCTAGAACCCATTTCCCTTTGAGGTGTCCGGTCTGTCCGACACGATTCACACGGCCCTTGTCTACTGAGAACAGCTCCCAAATAGGTACAAGGAACAACCGGGGTCCGGTGGGGTCACCGACGTTGTCTCTGAGGAGGAAGAATACCGCCGGGAACTGGCGGGCAGCTTTCCGAACTGTCAGCTCATCTACAATAAACAAATTCTCTTCTATCACGTCTGGAAGGATGTGCCAGCGAACACCGAAATGCTGATTCTTTTCTTTGACTTCAATGTAGAAACCAGGCACCCAGATGTCTATGTCATCAACAGAGCTAAACCGGGTGTAGTTGGTTACTCCAATTCTCTCTGAGACGTATTCTTCGTATTCTTTAGCGTTCGCAAAGTCGTGCTTTTTTTGGGCCACGGTGCGGGCAGGAGTCATTCTTTCCATCCTTTCAGGAGTTCTTGACCGAACTCCCAGTCCACAACCATGATGGTCGAGGAGTCGGCTTTACGCCGGTCGCCGGAGGCAACAACCAACGCCCATCGATGGTCACCCCCGGCAACTGCACGTATGCGGCGGACCCACTCTGGGATTGCCCACGTTTTCCTGTGCTTAGCTTCGACAGGAAATGGAAGCCCGTGGAAATCGTTAGAGGGGTTACCGGCTTTGGCTCGATCCGCATCGGGCCAGATTTTGCGTAAACCTTCAAGTAGCTCGTTCTCGAATTTGGTACCTTTTTGCCGAGCTTTGCTCATACCTACATTTTATTAGTGACAATTAGCCAAGGGAAGGATGCTAAATGTTACTTAGTATTGCGTGAGTGAGCCATTGGTCAGCGGTCTCGATGGCTTCAGCCACTCGACCCCCAGGCGGTGCGACCGCAGTGGCCGTTTTCAGCTCCTCGAGGATTCTGTCAGTAGCTAGCTTTCCAGCTAAATCGTCGTCGAGACACACCAAGGTGTGCTGGTGACGATTGAACGAGTCTTTCCAGTTGGGTCGCCAGGTAGCAGCGCCGGAAGGTAACGCATACCCGAACGCTGCGGATGCCAACCCATTAATTCTCAACCACTTCTCGACACACCAGAGATCTGACTCTCCTTCGACAAGCACAGCGAGCGGTGTGGACTCGAGTTCCCTGACTTTGTATAACTGTGAGGTGAACGTAGATCCAGTGACCGCACGTTTGCTGCCGTTACTGGTACTTCGAATTTTCACTCCTCGGATGATTCCGGAGGCGTCTTCGTGAGGTGTCCACAGTTCTGTGTCGGTGGCTTTAACACCAAAGTCCAAAAGATCTTCAATTTG